GACATCAATTCCATATTATCTTCGCAAGTTATTTTCAAAATGGTACTTCTGTTTGTTTCTTGGTTTTGTAAGTTACTAAATTTTTTCCACTTACTTCAAATCCTACATTGTTTATGATTGAACGGAATCTTAGTGGCTCATCCATTGGTGTAGGTCTTCCTCCTGTGTCAACGTCTTTTACCTTTCTTACGTGGAAGTGTGAGTACATCCAATCAGTAGGGTGTTGTGTGTATCTATGGATTACATAAAAGTCATCTGCACGGTTTACAAACTTACCGCCACCCTCAACGTCTGATGCCATTGGAGGAATGGGATGACCCTCGTAGTCCTCGTTCTTACTGTGCTTCTTTCTTAACGCTTCGGTAGCTGCGTGAGTGTTAAGCCATATAGATACGTTGTTTGACTTGCAGAAGATTCGCATCTCGGATGTCGCTTGGTAATCGTACTCGTGGGAGTTGATACCCTTTAGTACATCTCGGTCTTTCATAAGCGAGTTGTAAGGGTCTATAAGAAACCCTTGATAATCCCAAGCCTTTTTGATTGCTTGACCGAGTTCCAAGATTTGTTTGTACGTGTAGAGTTCCTGACAATCGATAAACTTAAAATGCAGGTTAATCCATTTAAGTTGCTCTTGATAGTCCTCTGTTTCTATTTTGTTAATAGGCTTACCCTCCGCAAACTCTACAATCTTTCGTATAAGCGCATAGGGTTCGTTCTCGCTTGAAAATACAAGCCAACGTACTTTGTGCTTTAAGGAATAAAGGTACATTAGGTAAAGTATAAGAGATGTCTTACCTACGTTAGCGTGTCCAAGTATTACGTTAAAGTTCCCGTATTTAAAACGTAGATATTCGTCTATTGCAGGAAGTCCGAGTTTTAAGCCCTCTTTGATTTGTCCGCTTCTTACTTGATCAAGTTTGTTTGTGTGTTCTTCAAAGTTTATTAGCATTTGGTAAAGTTATAAAAAAAAAGGGGGTCGTTAAACCCCCCTATTATTAAAATGGTAGCCCCTCTCTGTCGGGTGCTTGTGCAGCTGCGGTTACTTCCTCTGTGGCTTCGTTTATCTTCCATCCATTGATAGAGTTAAAAACTTTCGTTTCGCCTTGTGGGTTAGTCCACTCACGACCACGTAGGTTGTAAGCAACTTCTACTGCTTGTCCTAATTGATAGGAATCCAAAAGTCCGCAGTTGTCTTGCGTGAAGTCAATGCTTAATACTTGTGGGTACTTGTCGTTTGTTGTTAGCGTTAGCTTTCTAAATCTAAAATCCCCTCTTGATTCCACAGGGGAAATTTCCTTGATTGTTCCTTGTACTTTATTCATTGTTAACAAAATTAATTAATAGTTGTGCATCAGCAATAACAGTGTGAATATCTGATTGCGGTCTTGATGCGTGAAAATCCGCAGAAGCCTTTACCATAGATTGTCTAATAATCTGTTGGTCTTTAGAACCTGAATTGTTAAAGGTCTGTGGTTTAGTATAAACGAGTTTCGCTGTTTTGTATTGATCGTTTGTTACTTCAAAGTCAATGTCATCTCCGACATTCTTCTTAAACTCTCCTTTGGCAAGGAACTGATAATTGTTTCCATTTGCAAGGTAAATCTGATACTTGTTAAAAGTACCCGATGCGTTAGTGTAAGTGCCTTTCGGCTCAATCTGTGTAATTCTACTCTGTGGCATAGTTTTCTAATTGTGTTTCTAAAATTTCTACTTTCGCTTCTAACTCCTCAATCTTTGTGTTGAGTTCTGCGATTTTGTTTTCCATTGCGATTGTTCTCGCTTTCAAAAATTCTACTTCTCCTTTCATTAAATAAACATTCTAATATTCTCTTCTTTTACTAATCTATCCAACAGTTCCTCTAACTCTAAAATAGTGGCATCTGATGTCATTAGGCGTTCCTTGTTTCGCAAGGTAATTGTGATAGCGTACATTAACGCTTCCTGTTTCGATACAGTTAATTGTAAATTCATATAAAAGTTTTAATGTTTGCATCAAATATACAAAAAGTTTGTAATAAAAAAAGAGGGGATAAAAAAAATCCCCCCTCAACATTAAAACATTGTTGTCTGTAAGTGTCAGACAAAGCAAATATACTATTTCATTAGTTTTTTAACCTCTGACTTATATTTAGTTATTAAACCTTCTAAATCAGCATTGGAGTATTTAGTAATCTGTATAGCTTTAGCGTGTAGGTCTTCAGCTGTACCTTGTCCGAAGTCCTTGTCTAATCTAACTCCAAACTTGTACTGTTCTCCGTATTTGAAAACATTACACCCTGAACATTGTACTTGACAATTCGTTTCATCCCAACGTGTTCCATAGTGCTTCCTACTTTGAAAGTGTCCGCATTGTAGCTTCTTCCAATGGTCTTGCTTTCCGCAGGTGTAACACTCGGCAATCCCATATGCATTAGCGTTGCGTAATCGTATGTATTGGCTAAAGACATTATCTAACCTTTTTACGAGTTGTTTACGGGTCATTAGATAACTGCGTTGTCCAAGATCTGAATGATGTGTCGTATCTCGGACTTCTCAAACTTGCCCTCTATCTGTGCATTGTACGTTTTGAAAGTTAAGTGATACATATCCTTTTCCGTATCTCCCTTATCCTCTCTCTTACCCAAGTAATTAATCTTTAAATCAAATTTCATTTTTTGCTATTTATATATTAATATACTATACTATGATATATATGTATATATCTATATATACTATATAATATACTAATATATATATAATATACTATAAAATATAATATATACAAGTTTTTTTTATTTTTTTATTGTTTGGTACTTTTCAAACCCTCTACTTCCAAAGTAAGCTACGTAGATTGTAACAAGCAGGGTCTTTAGGAGTTCTACCCACGATTCGTCTATATCGAACGAGATATTTAAGCTGTCTAAAACTATATATAGAGTAGTGGCTACGGTAAGATAAATCAGGGTTATAGGTCTTGTGTTTTTAGACAACCAACTATCGGACTTCATATCGCTATCCCACCTCTTGCTAACCTCCTGAAGTTCGCTTAAATCCATTTCAAGCATTTTTAAGGCAGTTTCTTTGTCCTGTGGGGTTAGGGTATTGTCTTTGTCTATAATGCGCTTAAACACCCCTAAAAAGCCTGAATCAGGCAATATATCGCCCACGTTATCGCCAAGCGTTGAGCCTATGGATTTTAGGAACTTGCCTACTTTCGTGTCTTTAAACTGCTTTTTCATATACTCTAAATTGAAATTGTAAGATGAAAAGATAGATGTTTAGTTCATCAAATTGATAGTCATCGTTTTTAGGGTAGTAACTTACCCCACAGATAAAGGCTTGGGGAAATAAAGTTATGATGGCAAAACTACGCATATGTCCAAATTACGTTAGGTGCTTTCTCGGAATCTATGTCAACGTGGATAAATGTACCTGCGATCCCGATGCGGTTAAATCCTACGTCTAATAGGCAGTTTATAAGGTCAAATCTATCGACAGATGTCTTACAGGATATATCAACAGCTAAACCTCTTAAATGGCTACTGTTTTCTTTACCACCTACTTTAGCGTTGTGTTCTTCTGTTCTATATCCTGATGTAATGTACATAGGCTTGTCAAACTTATCTCTTACCCTGTCAAGCATTATAAGTAGTTTAGGGTTCATTTTCTTACCGCTTCCCACCTCATCAGGGCTGTCAAATTCTGAATAATTAAAGTACTTCATTTACTGCGCTTTGTATCTCACTTAAATTAACGTCAAGGGTAAATGTCAAGTCGGCATTCCATTGCTTTACAGGAGTGCCATTCTTAAATACTACCACTATGGGAACTGTCTTGACTTGACTTTGCAAACTCTTTGGTTGGTCTTCTAACCATCCGAACTCTACCTTGCATCCTTGCAGACCGCTTAAATCTACATTGTGATGCTCATTCCATTTGGCATTTATCTGCATCACCACCACTTCAGCAGATGTATCATTACTAATTACATTGCTTGGTGCGAATAGCAAAAAAGCCATCAGGAGTATAGTTCTCATTAGTTCGTCTTTAGTTCATATAATCTTTGCTCGATTACTTCAAGTTTCTCAAAGTTCTTCTCAATCAGTTGCCTGTTGCTCATTATTTCGGTGCGGATGGCATTGTCCTTTAGATCGTACTCGGCACGAGAAATAACAGGTTCAGGTAACACCATAGCTTGGTCTATTTGCGCCTTTAGGCTAAAGTAAAACCCTGTTGCTGTACTAATCGCTATCACA